AGGGTTCACTATATCCGGTAAATGATATTACCGGAAATAGCAAAGGATATTCAGTGCCAGTGACACAACAGACCCCCACCCCCCAAGCATACCCGCCCCTTCCCTGTATGCCTTGGTATAGAAACTCCGCTAAATTTCCCTTATTATTTCCTGATTTTTCGTTTTTCATTTTTCGTTTTTTGTGTAGGTAATCGCTCACCTATTAAATGGGCGGGATTGTGAGGTATATATTATGCAGACTGAATTTGATACGGCGTTCAGGTATTTGTTAGGTAAAGTTTCGGCATGTGAATCGGCTGGTGAGGCTGTTCAGTACACGCAGGGGGTTTTGAATCTAGCGTATGGGTTTGTGGCGATTGGTGATAAGGGGAAGTTAGTAAAGGTTTCTGAGAAGGCTCAAGAGAATGTTGTGGAAAAGGTATCTGCTGTTTTGGTGAAGGAGCCTTTGAAGTCTAAGTCTAAGTAGGGCCATTTATGAAGTTATCGATGGACTTTGACAGTATTGATTTATCTGCATTGACTCGTGTACAGAAGGTACGGGTTATACAGTTATTGCAGGAGAAGTCTCGTCGTGTTCGAGAGAACTTTGTTGATGGATATGTACCGAACAAGAAGCAGGTTGAGTTTCACCGGCAGGGTAATTTTTACGGTGAGCGGTGTTTTATGGCTGGGAATCAGCTTGGAAAAACGCTCGGTGGGGCATGTGAGTATGCTTATCACTTAACTGGTGAGTATCCTGAGTGGTGGGAGGGGTTGAGGTTTACCCGTCCTATTACGGCTTGGGCCTGTGGTGTGACACCAGAGGTCATTAGGGATTCGATTCAGTTGTTGATGTGCGGTTCTGTTGAAAGGGGCGAGTTGGGCCGGGGGACAGTTCGGAAGGATGCGATAGTCAGGACTCAGAGGGCATTTGGGATTCCGAATTATCTGGATTCGATTCAGGTACGTCATAAGTCCGGGGGTGTGTCTACTTGTCGGTTTAAGGCATATTCGCAAGGTCGGGTAAAGTTTCAGGCATCGACTATTGATATTGTTTGGTTTGATGAGGAACCGCCTGCTGATATTTATTCCGAGGGTAAGACGCGGACGAATAAGGGTGAGTTTGGGAATACGGTTATGATGACGTATACCCCGTTGTTGGGGATGTCTACTGTGACGTTGATGTTTATGGAGACCCCGACAGCCGAGCAGGTTTTGATCAACATGACGATAATGGATGTTGACCATTATACTGCCGAGGAAAAGCAGTTAATTATTGCTGGCTACCCGGCGCATGAACGAAAGGCCAGGGCTGATGGGATTCCTATTTTTGGGTCGGGCATGGTGTTCCCTGTTACTGAGGATTTATTGTATTGTGATCCTATGCCTGAGATTCCTAAACATTTCTCTCAGATATTGGGTTGTGACTTTGGTTATGACCATCCTCAAGCGTTTGTTCATGGTGTTTGGGACAGGGATACGGATATAGTTTATATTGTAAGGGGCTGGAAGCAGAGGGAGTGTTCGCCCGTGAATGCCGCTGGTGTTGTTAAGCGGTGGGGGGATTGGATACCTGTTGCGTGGCCGCACGACGGCTACCAACACGACAAGGGTGGGTCGTGTGAGGAGATTGCCGGTCAATATCGGAATGCCGGACTGAACATGCACGAAGAACACGCTACGCATACCAGTGGTGGGTTTGGTACTGAAGCTGGTGTGATGGAGATGCTTGAGAGAATGCAATCAGGAAGGCTCAAGGTCAACAGGCACTTTACCGAATGGTTTGAAGAGTTTAGAATGTACCACCGGAAAGATGGTCAGATTGTGAAAGAGCGAGACGATTTAATGTCGGCTACCAGAATGTTGATAATGATGTTACGGATTTCTGATACTGAGCCTTTGGAAGAGAACGAGTACGAACACAAAGCCCACGATAGTTCCCCCCTTGGATGGTCATAATGCAGGACAATAAAGACGCCCCCGGTTCTGTTACTGATCTACTCAAGATGGTGCGAGTAGTTAATCTCGTGCCTGAGATATTGGCCCGTGAGAACGGTGTGGACATTCTGAGTAAAATATCTCAACGTGTTCTTGATGATGCTGCGGCTGACAAGACTTCCATGCAGACATGGGAGAAGTTCCTTGTAGCGGGCCGTAAGTTACAGATGCAGGAATTGGAAGCTAAATCTGAACCTTTCGAGAACGCCGCTAATTTCAAGTCCCCGATTCTGCTTGAGTCCAGTTTGAAGTTTGGTGATAGAGCTTCTTCCACCCTGTTAAAACCCCGCGATCTGGTGAAGTTCGATGTCATAGGTAAAGACCCTGATAATTCCAAGGCTGAACGTGGTGAGCGAATAGCCTCACACATGAGTTATCAGCTTAATTACGAGCAGAAGACTTGGAGGAAGGATCAAGACAGTTTGTTATACATGGTTCCCAGTGACGGGGCCGTTTTTAAATGGACTTACTTCGATGCCGGTTTGGGCACAAATATGTCTGAGCTGGTTCGCTGGCCTGACTTCTGTGTGAACCAGGCCAATGTCTCTATTGAGACATCCAGATCATTTACCATTATTCGCGAGTATTCAGCGAGTGCGGTACTGTCCAAACAGCGTGAAGGAATTTGGCAAAGCTATGAAGATACGGAGATGGGGACACAGACCCAAAAAGAACAGAAGGTCGTCAGTGAATCGGATGAGCAGTTCCTTATCCAACAAATGTATTATGATCTGGATGAGGATGATTACGAAGAGCCTTATTTAGCGACCGTTCATAAATCGACCGGCAAGGTCATGCGATTAGTCGCAAGGTTTGAAGAAAACAACATTATGGTAATGGTACCCAATGGCCGGGTGATTGCCTTGAGTGCTGTACTGGAAGGCGCTGATAATCTTGGTATGAATGTCTCCGGTGATGAAGTAAAAGATAAGAAGAACAGCCGTTTATCACAGGTTAAGTTAGTCAGAATCAATCCTATTAATCAAGTCACTGATTATTTCTTTATCCCCGGATCAATCTTACCTTTTGAGAAAGAAGGTTCGTTCCTTGGTATAGGGTATGTCCATTTGTTAGCCGGTATGACCCAGGCTATTAACTCAACTTCCAATACTATTTTAAACACAGGCAAGTTGGTTAGTACGCCGGGGGGATTTCTTGCGAAGGGATTCAGGAAAGCTACCGGAACTCTGAGGTATGTTTGCGGCCAGTTCATTCCGACCCTTATGACTTCGGCAGAGCTACAGAATTCAGTACGAGAATTTCAATTTAAGGAAGTCAGTCAGTATTATTACCTGTTTGGCGAAAGGATGGCCGCCGAAGCCCAAAGATTATCTGCTAGTGCTGATTTAACTGATGCTATAGGAGCCAATGCCCCCGCCACTACTATGTTGGGCATTGTTCAGGAACAGTTAATGCCTGTATCTGCAATTACCCAACGAATTTACCGAAGCATGAAGGACGAGTTCCTGAAGTTGGCTGAATTGAACCGTAAATACACCGATCCAGAAGTTTATCGGGATGTAGTGGGTGAACCAAAGCAGGAAGTTATGGAAGGTGGTGGTGAAGGAATGCCCCCTGAGCCTCACCAGATGCCACAGCAGCCCTTCAACTACGCGGATGACTATAATCTAAGGGGTCTTGACGTAATGCCAGCAGCGAACCCTGAATTGACCAGCAGGATGCAAAATATACTACAATCTTCTGCCATATTGGATCAGGCTGATCGAATTTTGGCATTCGGCGGTAATCCTATTCCGGTTATGAAGAAATATCTGATCAACATTGGCGAGGAGGATATTCAAAAGATATTCCCGGTCGATGAGAAGACCCCTGATCCACAACTTCAGGCGATGAGACAAGCGCAGGAGACTGAGCAGAAATTGGCTCAAGAACAAACCAGATTATTCGGTGAACAGGTGAAGAACGAGAAGGCCAAGACAGCTATTACCAAAGCTAAAGCGATTGCGGAGATTAAGGAAATAATCTCTAAGACCATCTTGAATTTGGAGAAAGCTGAGTCCGAGCAGGCCAAGAATCAGATTAATAAATACACAACCCAGATGGAGAGTCTGGTTAAAGTATTTGAGAATGAAATGGCGCGGGATCAAGAGGATCAGCCAAAGGTTTAGTAACCACCAAAGGAGAAGCATAGTGCTTCAATTGCAAGAGCAGTTAGAAAGGATAGACGAGTTAAAGTTAAAGATTACCGATGGCAAGAAGTTTTCAGCCGAACATATCAGTGAATGGAAGCAACATCCAATTACTCGATTGTTAATGCTTGAGCTGCGAGAAAAGCAGATTGACGCACTGGCGTCTATGGCGAATATCGACTCACTTCACGATGCCGATAATCTTTATCAAGGTTATATGTTGGCATTCGAGGCAGTCCTTGAATGGACACCCCCGGAGGTGGAGGATGAATAAATTAATCCCCTGCGGTCATTACGTTCTGGTAGAAGATGAATCCGTTGAAGAAGTGAGTTCTGGCGGTATCTTCCTATCATCCCCGAAAGAAAAAACCCGCGAGCAAGAGGGCCAGCAGATTGGCCGAATTGTCGCATTTGGTCCGATAGCTTACAAAGATGTCAAAGGTTGTAAAGTCCCTTCAGATTGGGGCGTGGCTATTAATGATCGAGTTGAATACACAGGCTCTTACGAGGGTAAGAAGTCTGCTTTTTTCCGTAATAACAAGTCAGAAGAATCTGGCAAGTTCTTACGATTAGTACCTGATACGTCAATAGTGAGTAAATTAGAGGATTGATTATGGCTGAAGAAGCTGAAGGTTTAGGCGAAGTTGTAGACCCAGAGTTGGGGAAAGACGACGACGGAAAGGATGACGGTTTATCTGACCTTGAACGGGATCAGATGACTCATGGCTGGAGACCAAAAGATCAGTGGAAAGGTGACTCTGATGATTGGGTTAATGCCAAAAGATTTAAAGAAAAGGGAGACATGCTCTCCGAGATGGGGAGGCTGAAGTCTGACATAGGCGAGACCAAGAAAGACTTTGGTGATCGTCTTAAAAACGCCACGATGTTTATCAACATGCAGAATAATGTGTTGAGACAGGAGCTTGAGAAGACAAAGGATCAGTTAATTAAATTGGGTGATGTTGACGGTGTGAAGGACATCGACAAGCAGTTAAAAGCCATTCCAGACGAAGAGAAAGCCGGAGACACAAAGAAGGCCGACAATCTTAAATTATTGGATTGGAAGGAGAAGAACGACTGGGTATTTGACGAGTCGAGTGAGAAGTTCAAGTTTGCTGATAACCATTTTAAAATCGCCTCAACCAAAGGGATGTCAATGAAAGAATCCCTTAAATATGTTGATGAGAAGGTCGCTGATAAATATCCCGATAAGGGGTCTCAAGTTAATCAGCGTCGTAACGAGCCTGGACTTGGTGAGACTGGTGGTAAGTCCGGTGGTACGGGTAAAGGTGGTGGCGCGGTTTCTAGATCCTCGTGGACGCTTGAAGAAAGTCGGATAGCTGAAAGTCTTGAAGATAAATTCACCCCCAAGGAAATCGACCAAATGGTAGCAGACAGCCGGAGGGCGCAAGTATGAGTAAACACAATCAAAGACAGCCACGATCAGGCCCACAGGCAGAAACGCTCATTGGTGCCGCAGATGATAATCCCCCAGAGCAGCGCGACCCACGACAGACCGTTACACGGGCAGAACAGTCGGTGTTGGCCGAAAAGCGAGTCACACGTATCCCTATTGGCAGAATGCAAAGGCTGGAAGGAATTGCATCTCCGTACCGTGATCCGGCTTTTTATCTACGTTTTGTTCTTGACAAGCCCGGAAGACTTGATACACACTCGCGGGCAGGGTATGAGTTTGTAAAGGATAGTAACGGCAAAGGTGTCAATTATCCATCTGGCTCTAACCAACTTAACTTGATGAAGTTACCGATTGAATTCAGGGTAGAAGACCTGAAGAACCGGGAAGACGATATAGCCGCTCGCCTTGGGCAAGAAATTGCCATAGGCAGAGAGGAGTACAGTCCTGATGGCGCGAAGGGTGCGCTGACCGAACAAGGATTGTACGATCCAGAGGCGTAAGTAGACCAGTAGTACCGCAGTAACCCCAATCAGCGGACAGAACCCCGTTATTTGATTGTTTGAAAACGAATTTTGTTTTTCTCAATCATTTAACGGAGGACTATCCATGTCCGCAGGATTTCAAGTTTCATCTAACCAGTCATCTGGCGACTACACGGGTTCTGTCCGTGAGTTTGACATTGCTGTGGGCAATGCCGACCGTTTAGCCGTGGGTGACGTTGTTGTACTAACAGGCACCGCAAATGCCACTACTGGCATTGCAGGAGTCGGTAAGGCGAGTCAGAGCGCACGAATAGCTGGAGTTATCAGCTCATTCGCGCCCAACATCGCCAACGAAAGTTTCAATGATGCTACCGGCCTTGCCGCGTCCACCGCTGGAACTGCCTTTGTCGTAATTGACAAAAATGTACTGTTTGAAGTGGAGTCGAACTCGACTCTGGCCATTACGGATGTTGGCTTAAACGCCGATGCTGTTGTTACCGCCGCTACTCAAACTGGTGGTCTGACGATCTCCAATATGGTACTGGCCGCTTCGACCAAGAACACCACAAACACGCTTCATTTCAAAATCCACAAGCTCCTGTTAGGTGCTACCTCAAAGGTATTCGGCGACCGTGCCGTTGTATCTATTGCTGGCAGTCTCTTGCAGGGCGATCAGACAGGGGTATAAACCATGACTGTATCAACTGGTAATATACCTCGCCTACTGCTGGAGGGGATCAACAAAACCTACGACCGTGATTACAAAGCATGGGCTGTAGAATGGGACAAGATATTTTCAGTTAGCTCGTCCAGCAAGGCGTATGAACTGGATGTTCAGGTGGAAGGTCTTGGACTTTTGGAATTGAAGGCTGAAGGCACTGATATTGCCTTTGAAGACTTCTCACAAGGCTTCACCCCGAAGTACCCCATCTTGGCTTATGGCAAAGGGTTCATTATGACCCACGAGGCCATCAAGGATAACCTGTACGACAAAGGGTATGCCAAAGCATCTTCACTGGCTCGCAGTGTTCATGTTACGAAAGAGATTGTTCACGCGAACATCCTCAATCGTGCGTTTAACTCCACTTACAAGATGTCTGGTGGCGATGGTAAGGAACTTTGCAGTACAGCTCACATCCGTGGCCCGTCTGGTTTAACCTACTCTAACCGCTTGGCGGTGGACGCGGATATGTCAGAGCCAGCCATAGAGGATTTGTGCATCCTGATCAGCAAGGCCGTTGACTCAAAAGGTCTCCAAATAGCCTTGCGAGAGCAATGTCTGGTAATCCCTACTGACCTGAAGTTTGAAGCGAATCGCATTATGAAGTCGCAGAATCAATCAGGTTCAGCTAACAACGATGTTAATGCTTTGCGTGAAATGAACATGTTCAGCAAAGGCATTGTTGTTAACCATTACCTGACTGATGTAGATGCCTGGTTTATCAAAACCGATGCGCCCACAGGTCTGCGTCACTTCAAACGTGAAGCCGCTGATTTCGGTCAAGATATGGCCTTTGTCAGCAAAAATGCTCGATTCAGTGTGTATGAGCGTTATGCCGCTGGCTGGAGTGATCCTAAAGGGCTATACGGAAGTCAAGGGGCATGAAAGCTCTTGATATATAAGGATATTCTGGCAGGGGCTTCTAACGAGGCTCCTGCTATCTTTTAACAGAACTATGATATTTCAACCGACCCCAATGGGGTTCATAGGATTAAATTTATGAGTAATTATCCAGCAGGTTTTGTAGATAGACTGACCATTCGTGGCGTGCCTATCACACAGCTCCATCCCGGTGATGTTTTCTGGGTTAATAATTCGACCGTACTTGTGCCCAAGGGCGTAGGTGGGTCGGATAGTAATCCGGGTACATATCACCGTCCATTCTCGACAATCGACAAAGCAATTAACGTCTGCAAGGCTAGTCGTGGTGACATTGTTGTCGTCATGCCCGGACACGCAGAAACCATTGCATCCGCAACAGCATTAGTTCCTGACGTTGCTGGTGTGGCAATTATAGGTCTTGGGTCAGGTTCGCTTCGCCCAACACTTACGCTTTCGGCAACCAGCTCAAGCATTATCGTTTCTGGTGCCAACACAGTATTGCAAAACTTCCTCGTCACCATCAGCGAAGACGTTACCATCGTTCTTGAGGTCACTGGCGCAGGTAGCCAGATCGTAAACTGTGAATTCCGTGGCGCTATAACTCCCGCGAAAGAGTGGGTAAACTGCATAGACATCGGTGGCGCTGCTCCTAATGCTTGTGACCGAACCGTTGTATCTGGTTGCAAGTTCACCTCTCCGGCTGTTGGGTCTACTGACGCAATCAAGCTGAGTGAGATTTCAGAAGGTGTGATTATCGAAAACTGCTCAGTCTTTGGTGACTTCTCAGTTGCGCCAATCCACAACCCAACAGGATTTGTATGTACTAACCTGACGGTAAGGGATTGCACACTGAAGAATACCCAGACAGGGGACTTGGCTCTTGAGCTTGTTTCTGCCTGTACTGGTGCTCTCATACGCAACTTCTACTCCACTGACGTAGCTGGAATTGGCGGCGTTGATCCTGGGTCGTGCAACAGCTTTGAGTGCTTTGCTTGTGACGCGATTGATGTTTCCGGCGCTCTTGCCCCAACGATAACCACATAATTTAGAGGATATAATCATGTCAGACATGGCGAAATGGTTTTTTGATCAAGCGCGACTGGGTAAATTGTTTCACGGGCAGAACACTACAGCGGGTGCGGTGACTGTTCTTTCAGCGACCTGTACCGGACTGGTTCTTGAAAACCCGTATGGTTCCTGCAAGGCGCTGGTGGTGAAGAGCGGCTCGTTTACGGGTTCAACTCT